ATGTGGGCATTCCTGGAGTACATCAAGCGCGGACCGCTGTTCGACGGACGTGTTGAGAAGGCGGTGGCGGACGCGCGCGAGACGTCCGAGAAGCGGGTGGCGACGCTCGGCGCCTCGATGGTGCGGTCGCGACTCAACGGTGTGCTGAAGCATCAGACCCCGTACTACCGCTTCCGGGTGGTGGCGCAGCCCGACCGGCCAGGATGGAAGATCACCGATCAGGGTGTGATCTATGGGCACTGGCTCGAAGGTACGGGTTCGCGCAACGCGCCGGTGACGCGCTTCAAGGGCTATCACACCTTCAAGATCACTACGGCCGAGCTTCAGGGCCGCGCAGCGGTGATCGTTGAGGGCGTGCACCTCGAATACCTCGGGAAACTGTGATGATCGACTGCTCCGGAATCCTCGATGCCCTGAGCACCTTCGCGATGAACAGCGGCTACTTCCAGATCGTGATCAACCACGAGCCGCGCAGTACGCCGCAGCTCGAAGATCAGCTTGTGCTCAGCCTCACGTCCGGCTCGCTCATGCCGATTCAGGCGAGCGGGCTCAACAGCATCTCGTACCGCTGGCAGATCGACGGGCGGATCTACGCGAACGCGGACAGCGAGCCGGCCGATTCGATCGATCCGGCGCTCGTGACGGCAGCAACGTCTTTTCTCACCTCCCTGGCCGGAGGCTTCTCGCTCGGCGAGCGGCTACGTATGATCGACTTCTACGGCGCGCACGGAGAACAGCTCAGTGCGCAGCCGGGCTATTACACCTACGGGGACGAGACGTTCCGTACGATGGACATCGTGATCCCGCTCATCCTGAACGATGTGATGCCGCTATCCCGGGGAGCTTGACGTGGCGAAACAGCCTGGCATGGGGGACAACTTCTTCATCGATGAGTTCGACGTCTCCGGAGACACGGCAGCGCTGAACAGTATCGGCGCGCCCATGACCACGCAGGACGTCACTGCGATCCGGGACTCGGCCTACTCGCGCATCGGGTTACTGCATGACGGCGTGATCGACTTCGCTTCCTTCTGGAACCCGACCAACGCCGGACTGGACGCCGCGCACCTCGTGCTGCGGGGGCGCACGGTGAACGATCGGCTGGAGACCTACTTCCGGGGGACGGCGCTCGGCAACGCGGCGTGCAGCGTAGTGACGAAGCAGATCAACTACGACGGCAACCGCGACCAGAACGGTGCACTGCTCTTCCAGGTCGCCACGCAGGCCAACGGCTTCGGGCTGGAATGGGGCGTGCAGCTCACTCCCGGCAAGAAGACCGACAGTGCGGCCGGCAACGGTACGGGCGTGGACCTTGGTGCGATCCCGATCTCCTACTCACAGGGATGGGCAGCGTACCTGCACCTCTTCGCGTTCACCGGCACCTCGATTACGGTCAAGGTGCAGGACAGCGCCGACAACGCGACCTTCGCGGACATTACCGGCGCCAGCTTCACGGCAGCATCCGTGAAGAGCGCGCAGCGGCTCGCCGCGCCGAGCGCTACTGCGACCGTGCGGCGCTATGTTCGGCTCGTAAGCAGCGGCACCTTCACGAACGCGGTGTACGCGGTCAATTTCGTGCGCTACGAAGTGGCGGGACACGTCTGATGAACGCGCTGAACGGGCTCGGGGTGATGTCGCTCGCGGCTGCCTTCTGGGCGTACGTGGCAGACATGATCTATGTGCTTGAGCAGGAGAAGCGGCGCAAGGCGGCAGACCGGTGAGCGTGTTCCGGCTGGAGCCAAAGGGCGCCCCTGAGCTGTACAAGACGTACGAGGTGGCGCGCCCCCGATCGACCCACACCCGCGCGGCTACGTGCCGCGAGGTGAGCTGTCAGGCTCGGGAACGTGGCTGGAGAAAAACGTTCGATTCTCGGACGGACCTCGGGAAACGGCAGCTCCGGTACGTCCGGCTGAGCAGCGGCCGGCGCTTCGTGCGCATCCTCGATCGTCGGCCAGGGATGGTCACGCTGGAGTTCGCAGCCGGGCAGGAGTGTTTCGAGGATCATCGAATCGCCCTCGACGTGCCCGCGCTCTTTATGATCAAGGGTGGGGACTGGCGAGGCAACCCGCGCGGCACTCCCACCGTGCGGATGCGCCCCGAGGACTGGGCGGACGACCTCGGCAACCACCAACTGAAGATCGCAGAAGCGATCGAGAGAGGATGATGACCTATCCCGAAGGAACCCGGATTTCCAATGACGGTATCGGTCGATGACGCGGCCGGCACCCTGCGAGACATCAGCACCGACATCGGCAACCTTCAGTGGGCTACTCCGCGCGGCGTCCAGGACATCACCGGCGTCAACAAGAGCGCGATGGAGAGGCAACTCCTCCTGGCCGATGGCTCGATCACGCTGAACCTGCCGGCGTTCGACGACGGCACGAACCTCTCGCACTCGGTGTTCAAGACCGTGCCTTCGAGCTCAGTTGCTCGAACCACCACTATCGCGATCTCAGGCCAGACGCTCAGCATGGAAATGCTGTACACCGATTACGGCCTAACACGCGGCCAGGATGGGACACTGAGCGCGACCGTCCCGGGCGTGCTCGCGGACGGCACCGTTCCTACTTGGTCGTGATCTTCTAGCGAAAGGATCTCCGGGATGGGATTCTACGAACGGGCTTGGAACTCCGCAGCAGACGGCTACGGAGCGACGCGTGCGGAGAAGTACGGCAGGATCGCCCGATTCTGTCGTGGGGTGCAGATCATGATGATCCTCGGACTTGTTCTGGGGATCATCATCGTATGGATGAAGAGGTAACGGGATGGGCTTCAAAGTGGGGCGCACGTTCGTGCTGGAGTTCGAGGGCACGGATCTCGATGGCGCGGTGGTGAAGGTGCGGAGCTGCTCCGTACAGACGATCCTCGATCTCCGGGATGCGGAGGACGCGCGGGGGGAGAGCGACATCTTCGCGCAGCACCTCATCGATTGGAACCTCGAAGAGGAGGACGGCACGCCGGTGGAGAAGTCGGCCGCCGGCTTCCTCTCGTTGGAGGTGCCCGTGCGAGATCTCATCTTCGGTGAGTGGCAGAAGGCAACGAGGGGCATCACCGCCCCTTTGGATCACAGATCGACCAATTCCGATTCGAGCTTGATGCAGGAATCGGAGATCCTGTAGTTCCCGAGAAGATAGAGCGCGCGCTGTGGGTGCTGGAGCTGTGCACGCGCTTCTCGTGTCTCCCGAGTCAGCTCTACGCTGAGGATGCGGAGTTGATCCACATGTTGGAGATCGAGAAGCGTATGCGGGTGGACCATGGCGAGTGAAGTCAAGATCAAAGTCACGGTGGAGGATGACACCGCTGGACTGAAGAGCGCGAAGGCTGGTCTTGATGGTCTGGGGGCGTCCGCTAAGAAGGCGGGCGCCGACCTGGACGGCGCTTCGAAGAGCAGCGACAAGCTCAAGGCCGGCCTGCACGACACGGAGACCGCCAGCGACAAGGCGGGAAACGCGCTCTCGCGCACCTCCGAACGGTCGAACAAGCTCAAGGCTGACATGTCTGCCCTCGAAGGGCAGATCAAGATGGGCAAGGAAGCGCTCGGGATGTTCGCGAGCGCGCTCGCGGACACCGACAACGCGGCGCAGCGCATCGACATCAAGAAGGCCATGAGCAAAGTGCAGAGCGACATCTCTGCGAGCACCAAGGCTCACAAGGTCAAGCTCTCCGAGTTCCTCGATCTCGCACCGAATCCAGCCGAAGCTGCCGGGTTCGCCAAAAAGCTCGGATCGATGCTCAGCACGGCAATGGAGGGTATCGGCAACCCGGTTGGGATCACGCTCGGCGCCTCCATCGCTGTAGCCGCTGCCCCCATGCTCGCCGCTACGCTCGGTGCCACCGTGTCGGCGGGCGCCGGCGCGGCGCTTATCGGCGGCGGCATCGCCCTGGCCGTGAAGAACAGCCCCGGCATCCAGCAGGCCGGCCAGGATGCGGGACTGAAGTTCATGAAAGCGCTCGGCAACGGCGTGAAGGCCTACAACGGCCCGATCCTGGCGAGCATCGGCATCCTCGGTGACGCGGGCGCGCGCATCGCACAGCGCCTCAGCTCGGCATTCGATGCGACATCGAGCAGCGTGGTGCCGCTGGTGCGAGACATCACTTCGGGCGTAGAGAACTTGGTCGACACGATCTCGGACATCGCGGAGGGTTCCGGTCCTGCCCTGGCCGGGCTCGGCGATGCGTTCAAGCTGATCGTGGATGGTATCGGTGACGGACTGAAGGCGATGACTTCCGACAGCGACAGCTTCGCGAGCACGCTCACGCTCGTAGGCGGCGTGATCGGTGACGTGATCCGCAAGACCGGGCAGTTCCTCGGGACGCTCAATCACATCAGTGACGTAGCTGGCGGGCCGTTCCTGATGATGCTCAAGAAGCACTTCGTGGATGCGGCGGACGCCTCGGACACGATGAAGGGCAGCACCGCCGCCGTAGCCGCCGAGATGAGCAACGCCGCGAAGGCCGCGAACGGGGAACAGGCGGCGCTCGCGGGGCTGAGCAGCGAACTCAAGGCGCAGACGGATCCGGTGTTCGGGCTTCTCAAGGCGCAACAGGATCTCAAGAAGGCACAGAAGGACACCGCCAAAGCGACCAAGGATCACGGCAAGAACAGCGATGAGGCGAAGGAAGCGCTGCGGCGGCAAGCTGAGGCAGCGCTCGACCTGGAATCCAACGTCGGCAAGCTCGGCGGTACCTTCCAGGGCAAGCTGTCCCCGGCGATGCGCAACACGCTCAAGGCGGCCGGTCTCACGGACTCCGCGATCGCAGGGATCGAAAGCCAGTTCAAAAGCGCCAAGAAGGCGGGTGACGCGTTCTCGGACACC